TATATTATCAAGTGATTCACTGTTTATCAAATCGTCTATATCATCTATATTTATTGATTGGATACATTCGTAAGTATTATTCATTATAATTTCTTCTTGAAACATTTATATATTATTATTCTTTACTTATTTTTTTTCAATTTTTATTATGTTAAATATTATTTTTTATAAATAATTAAATAAAAGATAATAATGAATATTAATAATATTTTAAATGGAGAACAATATATTAGAAAATTTAATGATAAAAATATTTTATCATCTAATATTAAATTTTCTATATGTTCTCAAGTTGGTGGTCTAGAAAGTTTATTAAAATTAAAAGAACAAAATAATGATAAAAAAGATATTTGTATTATTTGTCCTCATTATGATATTAACATTAAATCATCTAATGTATTATGGTCTGGCGGCGATACACAATCAGTTGGTTCTGGATTTGTTAATAAAACCGATGTTAATGATGTTTGTGAGAATAATCAAGAATATGAATATGCAGCAAAACGAGAGATATGTGAAGAATTATACATGATACCAAAAGAAATAAAATTATGTTGTGATTCTACATATATGGGAACAATTAAAAATAAATATGGTTATAAAGAAAAAATTATTCATTCTGTTAAAATTTATTCTGTTAAAATTAATAATTGTTATAATTTAAAAAACGATGATGAAATTGAAATAATTAATAAAAAAGATGATATTAAATATAAAAGAATTGGATATATTGTTTGGGGAACTTTTGCAGAATGTTATGAATATATTAATAAAATGGATATTTATAATAAAAAAAATAGTGATAATATTGATGGAGTCGCAATTGTTTCTCTTGATAAAGCAATCGAGATGGCACAATATGCAGGTAATAATTTTAAGGAATATCGAGGTATAAATGAATATGATAGTTGTGTTTTTGAACATTAATAAATATTATTAGTTTAATAATATTTATAAAATACTTAATTTTATTGCGAGTGGTGATACTTTTCGTGGTTCACGTTCTGTATCCATTGTGATATTTCAACATCACCCATATTTTGGGGGCGGGGGGTGTCTTTGGCTTTATCGTACCCAAAATAAATACACATTGCGTTTATATATTGTGTTATATTTTTTATATAATTAGGGCTGTCTGTTATAGCATTATTACGTGGACAAACATTATTATGTTCTCGAAAATAACGATTTAACTTAGTAATCTTATCATAAATTACTCTTGCAAATGTTGAAGTGAGCGTATTATTCTTTGGTTCCTCTGTAAAATTTTTATAATTATTATCATTTAATAATGTATTTAGCAACTTGTCACGATGGTATTCATTATTCGGATAATCCCACTCATCATACTGTTTAATAATTTCATCCAATGTCCCATTTCTAATTAAGTGATCAATTAGTGCGTCATCATGGTGAAACATATATGTTTTCCAGTTAGTTTGCGCTGTTTTATCTTTATCTTTATCAAAGCGCGGGGTTTTACAGTCGTTAGACCCATAATAAATAAACATTGCTTTTTTATATTTTTTTATATTATTGAAATATTCAGAATGGTCATCTATTAAAGAAACGCATTTGGTGATGTTTATATGTTGCTCGAAATAATTATTTAATAATTCAATTTCAGATTGAATTCTTTTTTTATATAATTCGTCACCCCTTGTGGAATCGAGTCCATTCGCTATCTCGAAATGGCAGACAGAATTATTTAATATTTCCTCTATAAATTTATTAGCAGATTCTGTGTTGTTATTATTAATCAACTTTTTATACAATGTAAGGATGTCAGCAGTACTTCCATGTTGAGATAAGTATGTGATCTTTCTATCTAAAGACTCACCGTATTGTAAGCCGTATGGATCATGAACAGGTGCTTCGGCATGTGGCGCGACTGTGGATTGGGACGCTGGTTTGAGTTGAACAAAAGTTTTCGTTTCATGCTCGTTTGGGCCCAATTGTGATTTAGAGAAGTCACCTGGCACAACAGAATATTGCATCGATACTAAACTATTTCGCCGTAAGGGTTGGGGAGATTGTAGACCAGTGTATTTTATTGTATTTAAAACACTCTGAGTTTGAGAAAATTCCCCCTCCTCCTCTGTTAAACTATATGACCTACTTGGACTTGGACTTGGACTTGGACTTGGACTTGGACTTGGACTTAGACTTAGACTTGGGAATGGACTTAGTTTTGGTTTTGGTGTTGGCAATGGGGTTGGGGTTTTACTTGCGCTTAGACTTGATTGCATTGATTGTTGAGTTAGACTTGTGCTGTCCGCACTAGATGGTGGTTTATGTGTTGCACTACCACTTAAACCACTTGTATGCAGTGTAGCACTAGTTGGTTTTACACTTGGTGTAATTATATTTGTTATATTTTTATAAAAATTTATTTTTGCAATATATCTTTGTATTTGTTCCATATGTTGAAAATATCTGAAAATATATTCATTATTAGTATCACTTGAGTCACTTGAGTTACTTGATGTTATATCAATTCTTTTTCTTCTTTCTCTTCTTTTTCTTTCTTTTCTTTCTTTTCTTCTTTTTCTTTTTTCTTCTTTTTTACTTTTTTTGTGCTCTTTATATGAGTTAGAACGCCCACTACCAAAGAGATTATTATTACTCATATTTATTATAATAAGATAAATTATTAATAATTTAAATAATAAAATATATTTATTATAAAATGTCAAAACAAGATTATTATGAAAAATTAGGTGTGTCAAAAAATGCGACAATTGATGAAATTAATAAAGCATATCGCAAAATGGCAGTTAAAAAACATCCTGATAAATTTATGTCAGCGCCACCCGAAGAAAAAAAGAAAGCCGAAGAACAATTTAAAGAATTAAATCAAATTCATGAAATCTTAAGTGATCCACAAAAAAGAGCAGATTATGACATGTATGGCAATGAAAGTTTAAATCCAGAATTTATGCAACAAAAAGAAGCTGAAAAAATGTTCTCACAATTTGGATTTGGGGGTTTAGATGGTTTGAATGGCTTGGGTGGCTTGGGTGGCTTGGGGGGAATGTTTCAACAAATGAATAAAAAAAAAGTTAAAAAACCAGAAATCCCAAATATTAATGTTAGAATTAAAGCATCATTAAAAGATATATACGAAGGAAATAAATTAGAGTTTGAAGTTAATTATTATTCATTTAAAGAAAATTCAAAAGAACCAACTGAAAAGGATATTATGTGTAAAACTTGCAATGGTTTAGGAGAAAAAACAGAAATAAGAAAAATGGGAAATATGCTACAACAAATAACACAAAAATGCCCACAATGTAATGGCTCTTGTTTTTCTTTTTCAAATACTTTTTATGAATTAAAAAAACAAAAATATATGAAAGCAGTGCCACTAGGAGCAATTAATGGACAAAAAATAGTTATTGAAGGCAAAGGTCATGACATCCCAAAATCATTAAGAAATAATAATAAAACAAAAAGTGATGTTATTTTAATCATTGAGGATGAAGGACATTTTGAAATTGACAAATTATTGTATTCACGTGGCGTTAATAATTCATTACATAATTTAAAACTTGAACTTAAAATATCGCCAGCAGAAGCAATATGTGGAACAGTTAAAAAAATTAAATTTATTGATAATTCAGTAATTACATTTAATATACCCCCGGGCACTATTTTTACAAATACAAATAATAATGTTGTTATTATACCAAAAAAAGGATTGCCAATGACAAAACAAAATAATGGAGATTTATACATTGTATTAAATGTTGAAGGCAAAATAACAAAAGATGAAAATAAATTAAAACAAATATGGAAAATATTATGTGATAATGATAATTATAATGAAAATAAAACAGATGATAAAATTTTACAAAGTATCACATTAGAAGAGTATAAAAATTCTCGTGATTATAAAGAAACTGAATATTATTCTAAAAAGTTTGAAAATAATATGAGACAAAATTATAAAGATGATAATGATGATGAAGACAATAATGAAAGAACATTTAGAGGCCAGCCGCAATGCGCTCAACAATAAAATATAAAATATAAAATATAAAATATAAAATATTTTTAATACTCAAAAAATTTATTATACATTATAATATTTAGATTCAATTTTTTATTTAAAAAATTGATTTTAAAACTATTAAGAACACATAAAATAATAAAAATAAATTACAATACAATGTGCGGAATTTGGGGATTTATTGAACTTGCTAAAAAACATGATATTAAAAAATTATTTGAAGCATATAATAGAGTTCAAAAGAGAGGACAAGATAAATCAACATTTATGACACTTGAATATGATAATAAAATACATTTAGGATTTCACAGATTAGCACTTATGGACAAATCAACAAAAGGCGATCAACCATTTATATTTGAAGTTGATAATAAAAGAACAATTTATGCTATTTGTAATGGTGAAATTTATAATTATCAAACTTTAGTGGATGAAAATAATTTTATTATGAAAGGGCGATCTGATTGTGAATTTTTGCCACAAATGTATGCGAAATATGGTTTTGAATCTATGTTAAATATGATTAATGGAGAATTTGGAATATGTATTATTGATATTATTGATATTAATGAAGAACATTTTAAAGTATATATTGGCAGAGACCAAACAGGCGTAAGACCATTATTTTTTGGATATGATAAAAATGGATTTTGTTTTAGTTCTATTTTACATGGCATAGTTAATTTAGTAGAACATAAAAATGTTAGACAAGTAAAAAGAGGTGAATATATATTACTTGATATTTCTAAAGATAAAGAACCATCTATAGAAACGAAAATATATCATAAATTAGAAGATATTAAATTATGTTATGATAAAGAAGAAAGCATTATGAATCAAATACACGATACATTTGTTAGTTCTGTTATAAAAAGATTAAATTCGGATAGACCGATTGGAGCATTATTATCAGGTGGGTTGGATTCGTCATTAGTTGTTTCAATTGCGTCACTTTATTTAAATAAACAAGGAAAACAATTAAAAACATTTAGTATTGGTATGAATGGTTCAACTGATGAATATTATGCTAAATTAGTTTCAAAACATTGTAATACAATACATACACACATTGAATTTACTGAACAACAATTTTTAGAAGCAATTGATGAAGTTGCATTATCAACTGAAACACACGACATAACAACAATTCGAGCATCAGTGGGACAATATTTAATATCAAAATGGATAAAAGAAAATACTGATATTAGAGTTCTTTTAATTGGCGACGGCTCTGATGAATTGTGCAGTGGTTATATGTATTTTCATAAAGCGCCGACGCCAGAAGAATCACATAAAGAAAATATTAAATTAATAGAAGATATACAATATTATGATAGTTTAAGAGCGGATCGATGTATAGCAAGTAATAATATTGAAGCACGAGTTCCATTTTTAGATTTAGAATTTGTTGAATTATATTTGTCAATACCATATAAAATGAGAATTCCAAGACTAAATGATGGACGTAAAACAGAAAAATTTTTATTAAGAAAATCATTTGATAAAAATAATTATTTACCCCACGAAGTATTATGGAGAAAAAAAGAAGCATTCTCAGATGGTGTTTCATCAAAAGAAAAATCATGGTATTCTATAATTCAAGAACAACTTGAAAATAAATATAAAGATGAAGATTTTGAAAATGAAAATATAAAATATCATTTAAAACCAGTAAGCAAAGAAGCATTACATTATAGAATATTATTTAATAATAATTTTAGTTATGATTTAGCACATGTAATACCTTATTATTGGTTACCAAAATGGTGTGGCGATATTACTGAACCAAGTGCAAGAGTTTTATCAGTATATAATGAATAAATAAATAAATTAATCATCTTTATCAAAAATAATAATTCTGGCAGGATATGGAGTTTCTTCTAAAATTAAATCGCCAAAAATAATACCGGAGTAAATTTCAGGAGAAATCATACAACCACAAATTACATTTAAATTATCATATTTAAAATCCTTATTAAAATCACTAATAATTATTTTATTTCCTTTAAAATTATCTTGTAAATATTTTATATCTTTTAATGCATCATCAACTGTTGCCGGCATAATTGAATTTATAATAGTTATGTCATCAATTGAACAAACCGCAGAAGCACAACCAACCGTCGGTGACTTTATCCAATAATTTGTTTTGGGTATTATTTCTTTTGGACAAATAATACACATAAATTCATCAGGATATTTCAATAAATTATCAAATGGAATAATTGCGCCAATGGGTAATACCGGTGTTTTATCTAAATTATAATAATACATTTTTAATCCTTGAAACTTTTCTTTGAGTTTTCTCATTAAATCGCCGGATACCCCTTGCAGACATACAACACATTTTAATTCAAGATGTTTATTAATTGTATCACAAAAAAAAGTATTTCTTTTTTTTTCATCCGAAAATTTATCATGTGTAATTTTATATGAATGTCCGCAATTAATATATATAATTCGATTCATGATTTTATTTTAATTATGATATTCAACTTATTACAAATAATATGATTTTTCAATTTTTTTTTATTATAATATAATATAATGAATAATAAATTACTTGTTGAATTTATTGGAACATTTATTTTCTTATTTGTGATTATGTTTTATGGGAAACCATTACATATTGCAGTCGCTCTTTTTCTTGTTATTTATTTTGGTGGTAATATTTCTGGTGGTCATTTTAATCCTGCAGTATCTGTTATGAAATACGCAAATAATGAAATTTCACTTCCGGGTATGTCTGGATACGTTGTTGTTCAAATACTTGGTGGATTATGTGCTTTGGGTGTTTATAATTATTTATCAAAAAATCATTTATTAGGTTTATAAAAATAAATAATATTTAGTTATTATGAATTAAAGCAATCATTGAATCAAAATCATATTGTGTGTATTCTGTAATTTTATCTGAATTATTTATGTATATACAAAAATAATTTAAAATTTTATTGATGCAATTTTTATTATAAATATCAAAATTTTCAGGTTGATATGTTTCATCATTATAATTTTCATAATTGGTCTGTCTGTCATAATCATTTGAACCTCCGTCTTCACGTATAAAATATTTTTTTGTTGATGGGATATAACTTAAAACCCAATAATGACCCATTCCAATATATCTTGATGCAATATCAATCATTTTATAATTATATGTTTTTTCATATTGATGTATAATTTCTGGTGAAAAAAAATTCCATAAACCAATTGAAAAATCACTATAATTATAATATTTATACAAATTTGTTAAATATTTATTTTGAATATTATTATTCTCAAAAATATTATTTAATACTGTCATTTGTTTATTTATTATTTGTAATATATTATAATATATTATAATATATTCTCATTTTCAATTTTTATAATAATAATAATTTACATGATTTATTACATTTGGCATAAATGTTAAAGAAAATACATAAGTTAATGTTTTATAATCTCTATAAAAATTATAACAACTATAACAATAGCACGGTTCTTTATTTTTTGTATGTTTATATTTTTTTATGCTATCTTTAATTAAATTATAACTCCAAAAACCACATAAAGCAATACAAAAACGTGAAAAATATGAACCCATAATATATTGTATTTTTATAAAATTATTTATCTTTTATTCGCAATATTTAAATATATTTGCAAATAAAAGATATATTTATCTTTTATTCGCAATATTTAAATATATTTGTATATATTTTAACATTGCATCATTTTTTGTCATGTTTCCTAATAAATTCCATTGTTTCCATTTAGCTTTTTCTTTTATATTATATATTGGTGGTTCTGGTTTATCACATTTTCCATGTGTTGCTTGTTTATAGAAACTATATAAAGTTAATTTTTCATCATTACTAAAATTATAATTATTTAATCCTGCATTAATTTGTGATACTGCAAAATTAAAATTTTCTAATATTGTTTCGTCATTCATTATATTATAATATTTATTATATAGTTTTTTATTTTATATCACACATCATTATCAATACTGCTATCACTTGAATAATTATCATCATTTATAAATATCAATAAATTTTTTTTAATGTTATTAAATTCATTCATTGTCATATTTATTTTTAGAATATCATTTATTTTATTGGTATAATTGTAATACATATAGAACCACATCATAAAATGGCATTTTATAGATAAATAATCATCAACCTCAATTTTTGTAAAATTAAAAGTTAATTTATATTTTTCAATAAATAATTTATCATCTTTTGTTTGAGCATTATTTTTATGTAATATATTAAATATCATATTAATTATTTCCATATTTTCACTAGTGTCTTCAAAATCATCTATATTTAATACAATTTCTGGTATATCATGAAAATACCATAAACCAACTGTATAAAAATGTGTAATTTTATTTTTATTATTATCATAATTAGGTATAATTACATAAGTTTGTATATTTATTAAATTTTCAATAAATAATTTATCATCTTCGTTACTTAATGGTTCAAAATTTGTGTCAGAATATTTTACATATTCAGTTAATTTTTCTTTGAGCATTGTAATACGAACATTCATTTATATTAATTATATTAATTAATATATAATTTATAAGCTCATAATATATATAAATGAATAATTTTGATGATACATTAGAAAATAATGAAACTCAAAATACAAACAAATATTAGTTCTTTTACTAACACGCTAATGAGAATACATAATATTGAAACATCTATTACAACAATAGTATTTATTATATTTATGTTCATTGTTATAAGTGTTTTTATATATTTTTATTTTTTTTATGATTATTAAA